AATATAAGTTTAGCGCTTAACTGTGGATTGCTCATATGTACTATTTCTTGTTTTTATGATAAAGTTTGTCTATGTTGTTCATAGTTTCAAACATTTTGACTGCCTCTTGCGGAGTCAATTTCTTTCCTTCAAACCATAGCTTATCTGACTTATTGTCTTTCTTATCCCATGGAAATTCCATCAGCTCATTTGGTTTAAGTGGTTTCTTCAATTGTGTGTTTAGCAATGTGCAAGTTGAGTATCTGGTTTGTTCCCATGTTGTTTTATCCTTTTTATACAAGCCATCACATAATATTTTGATCATATACCATTGACAATTGAAGATATAGTCAGGCGACAAGCCACCTTCATACACTAAAGTAGTGAATATGTCTGCCGCCGTAGTTAGTTTTTTCCTTCATCAGCTTTAAAATCTAATATATCGGGATCGTTTAACTGCTCAAAAAACTTATCTATTTCTGGATTAAATAAAAAGTCTGATAATGTAACATTAACATCTGGATTGTATGACTTTATTACTGCAATAAGCCAGAACAAATTAGATAGTGATTGATATGGTTCAACCTTATTTTCTTCTTTATAAGCATTTACTATTTGCTCGTATATTAATTGTGTACCAAAGAATGGTTTGCCTATTTTAATATCTTGACCTTTGAATTGTATTGTTTTCATATAATTTAGTTAAATATATTTAAGGGGCAGGGTTATCCTGCCCCAATGATTATGCAGTTACTACCTCAATTGCACCTGAACCTGTAAAATTGACAGTATAAGTCATGTCATCTTCAGATGGAGCAGAAAGTGGAAGACCGCTAATTACAGCAACACCTGTGAAATATGGATTAGATTCAGATGGTGTACCTGGCACCCATCCACCTGTTGGAACAATAGTGCCATCATCATTTACAGTACTAGAAGCTACTGGTGCACCAAACTTTACTTTCAACTGCTTACCGGCTATCATATATTTGAATAATTCAACGTAGCCTATACCTTCAGGGTCATTTGATGCTAAGTTTTCTGATGTTGCAGTCCAACTAAATTTGTTTATATAGTTACCTGACCAACCGCCATGATCCTTAGTTGAATACGCTTTGGCTTCTGGTGTAACTTCAAGTGTTGTGTTAGTTGAAAAACCAAGTGATTTCCATGATGGTGTTGTAGCTGTTTCACTTACGTCTACCCAAACCATCCAGTTTTTGCCTTCGATTATTGAACTCATAATTATATCTAGATATTTTTAGCTCACCTTTATGGTGAAGTTTATTGTCTGAACAAATGTGTTTATATCAACCGTTGATTCACTGACTGATGTAACAACAACATTATGAACATTAAAGTTAATGTTATCAATAGTGTATGAATTATTGGCTGTATTTAATAAATAATAAACATTATCTGCTAAAGTTAACCCATCTTCATATTTTTTTGTCACTATATCAAGTTGCATATATACAGAATATGGTAATCTATGCAAATCCTTACTATAATCGATTGATGTTTCTTGACGCATATATACTATTGCAGGTAGTTCAAACGTCTGTGTCTTAGCTTGGAATTTGCCAACCAATGGATATATCTTACTACCACCGAGTATGTTAGTAATAGCAGGTACATCAAGTATATGTTGTATCAATTTGTTTATGTGAAATATTTTCATATTTAATTAGTGCTCCATATTTTTACTATTTCTGTTGATAGCTTATCTTCTATTGCCTCAAATGCCATTGGTGTATTTCTATTAATTGTTGGGTACCACCAAGTATGTATATCAATCTTACCTGTATAATGACGTTTTCTCTTACCTTTACCTTTAGTATAACGAGGAGATGTACCTCTATCCCACCATAATGCAAGTGGATCATTGTTGATTAAAGATATTCCTTTATTGATAATATCTTTGTGGATCTTCTTTCTAAATGCTTGCTTACCTTTTTTACCACTTAACTTTGATCTATGATTTGAAATCCTCGGATTAGATGAGCCTAAACCTCTGCGCGCAGCCTGTAATAGTTTAGTTGCACCTGCATTGTATGCTTTGCGTACTAAACTTAGCTGCTTCTTAAGTTGTAATCTTTCTAAGCCCTTTGCTAATGTATTATTGTTAATTATTATCATGTGGATTAATCTGCATCATTTTCTGGTTCTGTCTCATCTGGCATTAACTCATCTGTATGTATCTTATGAACTGAAAGATATTGACAGAGTTTCAATTCATCCGGCTCAACAAAATCAATTTCAAACAAATCATCTTTGTATTTAATTCTATCTTGTGGATATGCATTTATATAGTGTTGAACTGTAATAAGTGCATTGATAGTAAAGAATGTTGATTCATCTGTTTCGTTCTTTGAGCCACCTTTGTATTTTATATTAGCTCTAGTTGAACGATCAAACTTGTAATATTCGTTTTCATCCAACTTGTATATCTTAATCTTGTGTTTCAATTTGCCCGTCTCCATTTTCTTCATCTTGATTTATTTCTGGTTCTGGTTCAACGTCTTCTGGCAGGTTTATACTATCAGACCATAATATTCTATTTGCATTTGCATTGTACATATATTGATGGTTGATACGATAGTTATCTAATAGAATGAACATTGCTTGGGGTATCTTTACATCTTCTTCTCCTCTATGAGCATAAAAGTAAGCAGAGAATAGTAATATTGTCACCTTTAATGATGATGGCACGTTGTATACTGTTACTTCTGTTTCAATCTGAGTTTCTTGATCTACTACAGTCTCAGTAGAAGCGTATACATCAAAACTATAGCCAATATAATCTTGTATGTATTCTTCTGCCATAGTTGCATACAAAGTCAATAATGAATCATCATCTGTAAAATCTTCATCTATGTTGACTTGTTTCTTAACTTCTGCTAATGTAACGTATGTCATATATTTAATTCAATGTTTTTGTTATGAAAATAAAAAAGGATGATAGTGGCTAACCACTACCACCCCTGAGAATATGGCTATAGTATGTCTTGTGACATATCAACTGCTACGCTATAGATTATATTACAGATTAAGCAATATCGATGTAAGCAATATCATCACCTGCAGTTGCGAACTTAGCATCTACATATCCGTTAAGAGTTAAGATGTAAGAATCTGTATTGCCATCATACTTAGCATAGAAGTAGAAGTTATCCCAGATAGCAACTTTAAGTTTAGACCAGTCTGCTATGATACCATGCTTAGCTTCAACGTTATGACTTGAGAATACTGGAGTACCTATGATATTGTAGTTTGGAACAGTATCGATAATAGCGCCACCTGTCATTGCAACGCCTGTGTCTTTTGGAGTTTGACCACCATCATTTACAGTCTTGATAAACTTAGGAGTTGTTAAACCAAATACCTTAAGTGCGCTTGATAATACAACTGATTTGTTACCCTTAACTGATTCAATCTTAGTTATGATGTCATCGTAATCAGCAACACGAGTTGGAGATACGTTGTAAAGCAAACCAGCAAATGAACCTGAAGCAGCGTTGTCATCACAGAAAATCTGAGCATCAACCTTTTCATACATGTTTTCAAACATCTTAGCTACAAGGTCATCGTATACATCAATTCCACCATCTTCTACTGCGAGACGAGAGATAGTTTGTTGAACACCAATACGGTGAGGAGTAAGAGTGATTGGATTACCAGTTGCAGTACCATCTTGAAGTGATCCACCTTCAGTTGCAAATGCTACTGTTGGATTACCAAATACAGGAATTACTTGATTAGCCTTAATACCTGTCATAACGTCTGCACCAATCTTATCAAATAAAATTTCATTGTTGTTAGGGAATACAGGACGTTTAACATCTACTGCAACACCTACATTAGCACGTGTAAGAGCAGCAAATTTTGATTTTCTACCTTTTGGAGAGTAGTTGAAGTGCACTTGCTGTTCTGATTTGATTGCTTCTTTAAGCAATGAACCGAGTGAAAATTCTTGTTTGTTATCTTCCATAGTTTTTTCTATTTTTATTTCTTTATCTGCGAATTTTAACTCTTCTTCAAGTACGCCTTTCTTAACCTTAAGTTGAGCTGCTCTTGAAGCGTCCTTATCTGAAAATTCGGCTTTATTTGCAATTTCTTTTAACTCGTCGTTGATTACGTTGAGTTGGTCTTTTATTTCTAATTCAGTCATAATTATGAAGAATATATTTTTATAAAAATAAGCTTTTGCCTTATAAAAGATCTAAATCTAACAATTTTTTAACCATAGAGGCTGACTCTTCTGTCTTATCAGTATCTTTATCATCTGGATTATCTCCATCTGTATCTGTCTCATCTGGTTTATTATCATCTAGTTTAACCTCATCTTCTTTAGAATCAGTTTGATCATCAGTTGAGTCATTTGTATCCTCAGTTGAGTCATTTTGATCCTCTATTTTAGTAATAATAGCATTTTCTTCGGGATTTGGACTATTATTTTCAAAATTTTTTTCACTTTGTGTTAAATTTTCTTCATTTTTTTCATTTGATGGTAGATTTTCATCTTGTGATTCATTTTCTACAATATGAACTTCTGTCTCTCTAAATGCAGGAAGAACAGATAAGATTGATATATCATCAAATCCGGAGCATGACTTGATACGAATTATGTCATTTCCATCATTTGCTGGCTCTACAGTGTAGTCATCAATATAGAATCCAACTGATATTGCATCATAATCTCCACGTTGCATACCTTGATAGATGTCTTCTGCTAACGGATTTGTTCCAAGTATTGTATCAAATTCCATGCCATAGTCAGTAATTGACACTTTCAATGAACCTTCTCCATATTTTGAACGTGCAAGACAACCTTGATTAGGATCATGATTTATATAAAGGTGAATATCATTGTTTTGTATTACATCTTTAAATGCTTCAGGTTCAAAAACAAAGTAAAATGCTCCATCTCCTGTCCATTGTAAACGAGACATCCTACCAATTGGAGCAGCATGACCATGAATATGTCTATTATCATCTGCTGTTACGCTAACATCTTCAAATGCTTCTCGCAATGATATTTTTGCCTTATTGTTAAATTGAATTTTTTTCATATATTATATAGGAATGTTTTTATCAAAACTTCGTCCAGAACTCTTCTAAAGACATTCTTTTCTTGTATTTTTGCCTAAGTTGCTTATTTTCTTGCTTTTTGTTGAAAATCTGTTGCTCAGTATGTCTTTTATGTAATGCCTTATGCGCAGTTCTTGTCAGGAATATCAACTCTGATGCAGGACGATTGTAATATCTATTCTCAAACTTAAGTTGAGTTTCATTTATATTTGCATCTGTTTCAAGTCTATGATGGCATTCCCACATCTGAGTTGTATCAAGATGAGCAATAGTATAGTTCTCTATATGAGAAATATCTTCTGAGCAATATTGTTGTACATTTTTTCCTATCATACTATTTACTATAAAGATATAAGATGTTATTCTTTTTTGTATAAGGTAGAGATACGTGAATCCAGTTTGGTTCTTTCTTTGTGCCATATTCCCATATAAGTTGTCCTACTGTCAACTCGCCTTTGTTTATCATACCTTTGATTAGGTTGAATAGTTCCGCCTTTGTTGTTGCAGTACATTTGATATCTGCAGCTTGTCCTTTCAAATGTTGTGATGTCTTTGAACCACCAACTGCAGCGTTCAACTTAGGACAACGATAACCTGATGTGACTGATATAGGCTTACCATATTTGTCTCTTATTGGTTGTAACACAGTTTGAGCCAAGAGCTTGAGATTTTGTTTCTCGATCGCTCCTGGTGTATTATCTATTCCTTTAGCCTTAGCCGTATTGCTTGATATCAATTCTTCTAAGGTGAAGTTATCACTCAAGTTCTCCATCTGATACCACGTTATCTGATATATTTGTATAAGGAACTATGATCTTGTCTCCATCTTTGACTGGAGCTAGACCTAAGATTTTTCTCATATCATTTGTTGAAACAACTCCTGTCTTAGAAAGAGCTTGTACAACCTTTGCTTGATACAATGGATCCATTCTTTGAAGATATGACTCATCTAAGTCGATATATATGTTACGTCTTTGTGATGGAAGAAGAAGCTTTCTATTCAACTCTTGCTCACATAATACTATGATTGGGAGTAATGTACGATTGATAAAATCAAGAGAAGCAGCTTCTATAGTATTATATGATGAATGCGAAAGATCACCAAGTTCTGTTGGCATCATTGTAAAATAACGTGCAACTTCTTCAATTAAGAATGTTTGAGCTGCAATTACATTTGAATGTGTGTTAGAATCATATTTAAGCGTCTCTACATCGATATAATCTGGTGCAAATAAAAGACGATTGTCTTGAGACTGACTCTTGTTCCAAATTGATACAACATTCTCTCTTGTAGCAGTATTTGCCTTTGTTGCGTTTTCAGTGTTGATTTTCATCATAACTCTTGGAAGTGACTCGTTGTCTAATTCTCTTGATTGTGCATTCATTGCAGCTAATGTCTGTTCAATTGCTGTCTTTGCTGCTTCAGTCAAACCAAGTGATGTGAGCAATGTATCAAGCTTGATATTCTTAGTAAAGATAAGCAGATTCTCAGGACTTACATTACCTATGCCTCTACAGTTGATATTGTATTTCTTATTGTATATGTCATTTGGATCAGGAAGAACAGTAATGCTTGATGCAGGTACATACTCTAATGCAATAGCATATCCACGAGCATCTCTTTGGATGTATACATAACCAGAGCCATTTAACAACATGTCTGATATTGCATACTTCATCGTGTTGAACATGTTAAGAGGTGAACGATCTGCAATAGATTGAATGAATTGACTGTCATCTGGAAGATTTGTATGTACGTCCTTGGTTATAAGAGGCAAGCACGCAATAGAATTACTAATACGTTCAACTGCACAGAATACTGCTGAAACAATTGTATTCTGAGTAACGTTAAAGAATGATGAGGAATTGATCATTTGTGGAATAGACAAATTAGTAGACTGAGTGACTGGTTGGCTACTGAATTTTTCTTTTATTCCGTTAAAAATGCTATTAAATATATTCATAATTGCGTGCTTGCTATCTTATTTTATTAAAAATAGGCATTTTTTCAATTTGTGTCAAAATTTTTTAACAAATTTTAAGATAAAACATAAAAAAAGGTCCGATCTTCACAGACGGGACCTTTGAGAGAAATTATAACTTAAAACATAATATGAATAAAAAGAATCGGCTTCGAAGCTTTACCTACAATTAAATGGAAAATATATTATAAAACTTAAATGAACTGTCAGGAGAAAAGTCATTTTCGTCTTCACAGATTACTCTGACTTAGAAAATCGACAAACAAATCTAAAATAAATATATGTTAATTAAAAACAAACAGTCTATAAAAAAGTCTTTTCGTCTGTCGCAGATTACTTGACTGGATGCAAAACCAAATATTATCATTATTTATTGTCTGAATACAACTCGAACTAAGTAACCGCTGTTACATATAATTCTTTATAACTAACTTATTTGTTGTATTTATATAATAATAGTAATTTACTAAAAATGTATTCAAATGTGGTACGAATTTTTATTAGAAATCCAAGAATTTATTACTTGTTACTTCGGGCTTAATTGGAGTATCAGGGGACAGATCGTCTATTCGTTTCAGATTGTGAGCTTTTGCAAATGCATGAAAGCGATGATGGCAATCTTTACAGAGAGCGATAAGGTTATTCCAATCAAGTAGTATAGCTAATCGATCTTCAACTGTCTTTCCATTTTGGAGGAATCGTTTGTGGTGGATCTCTTGTGAAAACGCATATTTACCATATTTTAAACAATTTTCACAAAACGGATGCTCGTTCAAATATCGCAGTCTGAGCTTTGCCCAGCATTTTAAGCTTTGATTTACTTCACTTGGATTTTTAAACTTTTTCATATCTATGCACTATATATTTGTTAAAATCCCAAAACGGAGTTGAAATAAGCCTCTCGTTCCTCTAATGATGGTGCATTGAGTTCAGATTCCTTCGTCTGCGCGATATATAGCGCCTCAAGTAATGCAATTACTGGGTCGATCTTACAGCAGCCTGTCTTTCCGTCGCATTTTACTGGTTTACAAGTATTTCCGTCAACTTCCAATACACAGTTTGTCAATGCCCATGCCATCACTGGATTATAAACAAATACTATTTTGTTTTCAGATATCAACTTTTGTAGGTCCTGGCATGTTGAGCTAAAAGCTGCTTTTCGCTGATCCATTTTTGTTAGATCAAATGTGCCATACTCGTCCATTTTGTGTCGCCAGAGTTGTGCTAAGTTAGGATCGTAAGCCATATACTTAAATCTAAAATCCTGCTGGTAATTATAGCAACGTGCAGCAATAGCAAGTGGATCTATATATTCCCCTGCAGTTAAATTAAGGTAATTATTTGCTATCATTTTTGTGTAAAAAAGTTTGTTGTGTAAAGATTGCGACTCTTGAGGAGTTACCCATGCATCAGTATAAGCGATCCATTTATCTGAGTAAATTTCTCTTGTCGTAGATGGCGGGAATAGCAATACTAATGCAGTTAAGTCATTACCAAGTGATAAGTCAAGGCCTCCACAGCAGACTTCTCCTTTAAGCGCATTAATGTCAATATGTTGCATTAACGGTTTAATCTGATCTATTACGAACCAGTGATTGGCTGGAGTACACCACCAGTTGAACGCTTTAGTTAATGCTTCAGTTCGTTTAGTTGGATCAGACAAATCTTTGTAATCCTGTCGCATCTGCGTAATAACAGATGCTTGCTGCATTTCTGGTAATTGTTCTAATATCGGCATGCACTTAACCCAATTTCTTTCATCGTCTATATCTTCTAGTGAGTCCGGTTCGTAGATGAAATCTATCTCTGTATCTGGATAATCCTTTTCTTTTGAAAGCTTCTTCTTTTGTAGCTTATAATACTCATGACATGGTCCATTGATTGATGAACCTGCTGTTGTGATGAATATAGCTAATGGGTTGATACGTAATTTCTGTGATTTCAATAATGCCTCAACTGCATGATCGTCTTTAAGTTGGTGATATTCATCTATGATTGCAGTGCTGAAGTTATAACCATCAAGAGTCTTTGATCCTGATGATAGAGTAAGTATCTCACCTCTTGGATCAGAAGCTTTTTCTCCTCTAATGAACAGGTATTTCTTCTTGGTTACAAATACATTCATATCAGGATCACACAGATTAGCAAAATTGATACATATTCCTAACGTATGCTCTGCCTGTTGTCCATTACCAGCAATAACACCTACACATGGAGGAGCGTTGAGATCCTCTTTAGCAAATATTGCATCAGTAAGGCAAAGAGCAGCAATAAGAGTAGATTTGCCATTCTTACGAGATGTTTGTATATACACTTTTTTGATAACACGCATATTAGGCTGATCTACTCGATACCAACCATATATCATTGCTATCATGAATGCCTGAAACCTATGTGCCTTGAAATGAGCGCGTGACAATGTCTCAGGGTCCCATACATCTGGCAGGATAAGCTGCTCTTCCATGAATGCAAGACGTCTGTCAACAATATCATAATTGAAATATATATCGTCTCTATCAAACCAGTCACGCATACGAGTGCATTGTTGCTTCACAGCTATAGAAGCAACCTGTTTACCCGTAAGTACGTCACGCATATATTGTATATAAACCTTACTTTGGTCTAATTTTGTCATTCTTTCATATCGTAGTATTTTTGGTATATAAAATATGTAACATATGCTTTATCAGATGTAACATATGCACTTTATGAGATGTTACATATGCTTATCTGTACTTTATCAGATGTTACATGATTGTTACTTTAAGATCATGATTGTTACTTAGAGATCATTTTTCATCTGGTTGTGCTATAAACATTATGACATGTTTACATTTCATTATTTTGCATAGCTCCTAAGGTCAAATCTCTTAAGTGTCTTATCTTCTCCTAATTTGATATTAGCCTGTTTTGCTGAACGAGGTGTGATACCAAGTGATGATATCAGTTTTTCTAATAATATATTGGATTTAGACAATATTGCAAATGCTGGGCGCTCTTTTTCTAGTCCATTTGGCAATATGTATGTGTAGCTTTGACCTGCAAGTTGTTCGTTCATCTGCTTGATGATATTGAGCTGCGTACCTATCTGTTGCAATGTAATAGTTATTGCAGGAGTAACAGTACCAAATTGCTCTTCGAGATAATCTATGATATACTGAACATTAGAAATGATTGCCTTGTCTGTTGTTATTTCTTTTAGTATTTCTCTTGCTTTCATGTGGTTAAAGAATTATTTTTGATAATATGACCTGCTCTTTGTCTGCAGATTCAATCTTGTATTTACCATGCATCAATTTGCTGTTGTCAAGGAAGTAGTATAGATTACCTTGTACACATTGCAATGCTCTAGATGCTTCTGTGGTAGAGTTGAAGGTATACTCTTGACCTGTTTGTGTGTTGATTATCTTTATTGGTCTTTTTCTCATATAATATATAAATATTTTTGTATTAAGAATAACACATTCTCGTGTCATCAGATGTGTTTTACCTTGGATGATATATAAACTTATTACTTATGCTATAAAACATCTCTAAGGGTTAAATCTGAAGCATTTAGAATAGTTTTTAGTTTATAATCAATATATGTACATTACTAATTGTTTAATTGAATATTCTATGTCAAATATAAACTACATTCTCGTGTCATCAGATGTGTTTTACCTTGGATGATATATAAACTTATTACTTATGCCATAAAACATCTCTAAGGGTTAAATCTGAAGCATTTAGAATAGTTTTTAACTCTTGTATGCATTATGTATAATCTTAATTAGTAAGAAGCTCTCTAAATCCACTTTCTTTATTTTCTGATTGTATAGCAATTCTTATCATATTTCCGTATTCGTCTTTCATTTGTATCAATGCTTCATTTACACTGTCATATACAATCTGTGGAGCTTTATCATTGATATGAATGTAATATGTTGGATACTGATCAGTAATGCATTGAGACTGGTCTATTCGTATACTGCCGCCATCAAGATCATATATGTCTTTCTGGATAAAACGATACTTGTACATTGGGGTAGAGCTGTCTACTTGAATTGTGATTGATGTACGACCAGATTTGATGATTGTTGTTTTCATTTTGTGCTTCTAGATATGTATTTTTTATGATTCATATTTATATGAATCTTAATTTTTATGAAATTTTCATTTTTTATATTTGTTGCTATAAAGCATTTATTGATTATCAATAACTTGTAGTTCCAAAAATATATACCAGAGCCCACTATGATAAATTATATGAAGTGAGCTCTAGAGGTAGTTTTTGAGACATATAACTTAACTAATTTTAGATAACTTATTTTCTTTAATCCAGCCCTTCTCAATCCACCTGTCTATTGTACGTGTTGTAGCACCTGTAAATTCAGTTATCTCAGCTTTAGTAAAGAAACTCTGATCTATTTCTAGTTTGTAGTCTTTGCATTTTTTGAACGTCTTTGATACTTTGTACATTGTAGGAGATAAATGAGCAATCATGTCTACTATGTCAGGATCACCTGTTGCTTCGATAAAGTCATTACCTTGTTGGAAGCCTGTCCAGAAATCTGTCAACTTATCGTCTAATCCATAATCGTAGACAAAATCAATATACTTCATTGTTTCTTCACTGTTGTCTGTAAACGTCTTAGTTGTCTTTGTTGTTTTCATAATTGAAATGTTTTAATGTTGTTACTAATCTTTGTTATTTAATAATAATAAATATAGACATAAATAACAAAAATATTTATCATAAAATTACATCATCATAGAAGTTTGCTGTCGCAGCTGTCAGTCAGTCCAATTTGCAGGCTGTGTAAAAATTGAACTCCAGGCACCATTTCCTGCTAGTTGACTTCATTTTTTGACAGATAGCCGGGGCTAAAAGATTAACATGTAATAGGTTAGAGCTGATTTGAGGTTAAGTTAATCATTATTGACATTGTTTTTTTGCTTTTTGTAGATATAGGTTACTATTTGGGTACTTTTTGAGGTACTTTTTTAAGAACCTTTGCTGGTTGTTTTAATTGTTTTATAAATAATAAGTTAACCTCGTTGTTGTTGTTAAAAGTACCAAAGTACCTTAGTTACCTAGCTCTCTGCTATTAATCTATAGTAAAATAAAAAATATGATTTTTTTTTTCTAGACATCTGTATCGGTTTTTTTTATGGTACTGGTACCTCTTTTTGGTAACTAAAAATAATAGCAAAATCTAAATAAAAGACAATCAATCAACAACGTCAATGGCATTATTATTTCACAAAAATAAAAAATAATGTACCAATATCAACATTTATTTAGGTACCTTTGGGTACCTTTTATTTGACTACTCATATCTTATATCTATTTTTCTAATTATATATAAAAAGAAAGAGAATCTCAATTGAGATTCTCTTTCTAAATTATTTTCAAATTTCTTTTCTAATGTAGCAATGTTCTTTTCTTCCTTCTAATTTAGCCTGTTTTCTGTCCCAATCAACTGCAAATGCAATATACTTATGAGATTTGTTAATTCTATATTCATCAATTAGGAATTTCTTAATCCAACTTTCTGGTATTATATTTATCTTTGATTTAGTCAGAAGCATTCCATCAACTTCAGGTTCGTTTTGTCTTGTCATCTGTTCATAGAAGTCGTCATAGTTTTTGAA